TTCAGTTTTCCAAGTCATTGTTAAATAAATGAACCGACAGAGGGAAAATCCTTTTTTGTTACCTGACGTTTTGGCGCACGAATACCTTGTAAATCTAAAGCTGATACAAGTTCAAATTGTACAACTTCTCTGGTTTCGATAACTTTTCTATCAACAAAATAAATTTCTTGTGGCAGTTCTGCTGTGCTATCTGGTGTGCCAAATGGATTTTGATTTGAAGGAAAATTTGCAGCGTCTAAAAATCTGCTAAGTGTCCTGATTCTTACAAATTTTGCTCCTTGAAGATCATTAAATGGTGTTGTAGCGTTTACGGTTGACATCAATGCTGTAATTGTTCCAAGTACATTAGAAACAGTTATTGTAGGTCTTGGCAAAGTACCTCTACCAGAATACTCAAATCCTTCGGCAGCAATTGGAAATTTGTCATATGTATTTCCTTGCCAGATAATTGATGCGTTACTATTCATGCCAACACCAGAGTGAAATCTTGTCACATCTGTAGAGCCATGCAGTGCAGAAACTAAAGTCAAAGTATATAACTCAATAATTGATTTATTTGTTAATGATTGTAATTCTGCTGTAGGTAATCCCATTATGGTTCAAATACCTCTCTAAAAGTGCAATTTAATATTGCTCTGTTTTTATAATTTATTGTTTTTGTCCAAGATTGACAAACATATTTACCAGCACCAGATAACGTAACAGACACATTACCGCTGTTTGTTGCAGAACTAGCTGCTGTAACTGTAAATGTATTTTGATCTGCTGCTGTTGCTATCGCAAAATCTCCATCTGTTGCAGAACCAGTAGTGTAATCAATGGTCACTACATCACCAATAGCAAGACCATGATTAGTAATGGTTATGGTAACAGTAGTTGCACTTTGACTATAAGTTCCTGTTTTTGTAAAGCCTTCAGCTGGTGGTGTGAAAGTAAAACTAGCCTGATCATTTACTCTGCTTCTTAAAAATGCTTCTATAACATCTGCATCTGTTTCTGAAACATTAAAGGTGAGATCATATACTTTTGGATCTTGTGTTAAAGGCAAGCCAAACAATGCCCTAAATTCATATCCATCACCAAGTCTTGTAGTTCGTATTCTTGGTTGGCTTTGTTTACGAACACCATAAGTTGGATCTATGGAAGGAAATGTTGCCATTTTATCTTGCTAATAATCCCCCAGCACGTTTTTCTTTGACTAGTTGAGCCTGTACTGCTGCACCAATTACAGCCCCAAGTGCTTGTGCATCAGCTGTATTACCAGAAACAGTTGAACCAGAGGCATCTACATTTACATTTACAACAGTACCACCTAATTCATTGTTTGCTACAATTCTTCCTGATCTGGAAGGTGTAAACATTTCTGGACCTCTTTCACCAACAAGATAACTTCTACCTTTTGATACTGGACCTCCATTTTCTCTACGCCTAAATAGACCACCTACAAAACTTCCTATACCACCAACAGCTCTTTGTAAGAAGTTACCACCGCCACCACCAGAACCAGTAGCACCTCTTGTAAAAGCATCTCCAATGCCAGAAAAAGCATTTTGTAATGCTTTATCTAGTAATCTATTTCTAAGATTATTTAAGACGTTTGTTAATGCTGATCCAAGTGATTGTGTACCAGTTATAGCACCTCTAATATTTTCAACTAAATCAGACTCAATACTATCTCCAATCTCTTGGAATATTTTGTTTTGCTCTCTTAGTTTTTCGTTTAATATTTCTTGTTTATCAATCTCAAAAAGTTGAGTTTCTAATTGCAATGCTTTTTTTCTAGCCCCTTCATCTTGTATTTCGTTAGCCTTTTTTAGTGAATCAATAAACTGAAATTTTCTTTCTAGCAAATCCCTATCAAACTTATCTTCTGTTTTTTTAAGTTGTATCTGTCTTTGAAGTGATTTAACAATATTTTGATTCTGAATCCTTAGATCTTTTTTGCTTGTTAAAGGTTTTGGTTTTGCAGCTTCAATAGCAATTCTTCTATTTGCTCTAAATGAAGTATCAGTACCAAAATCAGAATCCTCATCACTTTTCTTAAATTTTGCCTCTTCTTTTAGTAGCTCTATTAATTCTTTTTGTTCTTTTATTTGTCTTTCTATTCCACGTTTTGCGTTTCCTCTTGCATCTGCATTTCTTAATTGTGCAAGTGTGTTCTCTTCTGTTTCAATTCTTTCTTCGAGTGATGCAGCAGTACCATTTTTTATCAATTTATTTAGTTCATCTCTTTCTTTATTAGTGTCAATGATTGCTCTAGTAAGGCCAACAATACCAGTTGTTACACCAGCAATCAGAGTTACTAATGGACCGCCAAGCGTTGTAACAATCCCTGCGATTATAGTTTTCAGAGTTAATAGTGTTCCTATAAGAGATTTCACTAAAGGTTTTAAGACAGTAAATGCAGTAATTAATGTACCAGTTACAACAACAAAAGACGTTATTTCTGGTGGAATTGAATTTATAACACTTGTAAGTAAAGTCAATGCTCCTGTTATCTCTTTTGTAGCTGGCAATAATGCTTTACCTATTGATATTTGCAGCAACTCAATTTCGTTTTGTAAATTTTTAAATACCTGTGTCGGATCATTTTCAAGTATTGCTTTTAAATCTTTAGCACCACTTTTGCCTAAATTAGATAATGCTCTAATAACAACATCAGACGTTAATTTGCCTTGGGCTGCAAGTTCTTTTAAGGCACCAGTAGAAACTCCAAGTTCTTCTGATAAAGGTTTTAGAATCAATGGAACTTGCTCTGAAACTGATCTAAATTCATCACCTGCTAAACGACCAGAACCCAATGCTTGAGCAAGTTGTCTAAATGCGTTTGATGCTTCAATGGCTGACGATCCACCTAATTTTGCAGCTGTATTAAAACCAATAAAAGTAGTTTCAATATCTCGTAAACTAACTCCCAAGGGTAATAATCTCGCAGTAATATTTGTCACACCCTCTGTAGCTTCTACAGCACTAATACCAAATAATTTTTGACCTCTTGCAGCTATTGCTTGTGCATCTGAGAATTGACCAGTTGCTTCAGTTAATAGTCTTAATCTTAAGTTTAGCTTTTCAAAACTTGCAGCTGTATTTATTGATCTTCTACCAAACTCTACTAAACCAACAGCGGCGATTGCTTTACCTAAACTATTAAATCTTGTAGTAAGACCTTTATTTCTTTTTTCTAAAACAGTGAATGATCTTGTTAATTTTTTTGTTTGATCATTAATTCCACGCAGTTTTCTACTAGCCTTATCAACAATATCAATGGTGACGCCAGCAAATGCCATTATTTAGCTTTTTTTATTTAGTATATCGTTTATTTCGTGCTTTATCCAATTCACGTTTTTCATCTTGACCTTTATTTTCATAATACGCTGCCCAGTATATAAATTCAGAATGAGACATTTGATTGCGTAATTGATGGATGGTCATACCTAATTCTGTTGCAAGGAAAAACTCGAATTGTAACCAGCTATCCCCCCTTAGTCTTTTTTTGCTTCGTCTAAATCTTCTCCTAATGCACCGAATAAAAATAGTTCTATTTCGTTTAGTACGCTTTCTGGTAACTCTCTTTGTAGTTTTACATGATCTGCATGAGCAAATGCTTTTGTGCCATCTTCTAGCTCTGCCATCTCACAAAGCATTACAGTTGATTGTTTTAAAGGATCATCACTATTTATCATGGCTTGAACCTTGACTCTGTTAGACCTAGTAATTGGTTTGAAAAATAAATCAACTATAGGTGTGCCATCGGCTTTTTTTAGAGTAAATTTTCTCCTCTCGTTTAAGTCAAAAGACCCAACGAGTAAATCGACTGTTCTTTGATTTGCCATAAATTATTAAACTGCGTTTGTAATAGTTCCGTTTGTTACAAAACTTACTGAGACTGTTTCAAGATCACCAACAGTAGCAGATAAACTAGTACCTGTAACAATGCCAGAGAAGCTAACTTTTTTGCTGCCAGATGTATCTAAAAACAATTCAAACTGTGCATCGCCTGCATCTTCAGCAGTTAAAATATCATCAATTAAGTTTTCTGTTTCATTACCGCTTGCTGCTGTGTAAATAAAATCAACAGTGCCAGAACCAGAAATTAAGCCACCAGCAAAAGCTCTAAATGTATTTCCATGTGCAGTAACATCTAGTGTCTCTTTTGATGTATCTAGTGTCCAACCAGTAGTTGAGACTATTGTTTCAGCAGTTCCAGATCCATTTATAAATTTAACAGATCCTTCCTCTCCTCTAAAAACAGCCATGATATTAGAAAAAAATAAGATTTAAAATTATATTAGCTCTTTTTGGTCTTTTTTACAGTACCCTCTTGCATCTTCCTCATATATTGTTTACAACGTGGATCCCATAACGCTGGGTTTCTCTTTCCTTTTACCTTTTCGATAATGTCAAGCATTTCTTCTGTAATTTCCATTAGAGACTCTCAATAATTTCAAAATTAACTGATAAAACACTTTGCACAAAACCTTGAGGACTAGCAGCTTCTAACACATTTGGTCCATCTGGCGGTTCAAAGTATAAATCAGATATGACTACTCTATTATAAAGATCCCTAATTCTTTTGGCTATAGTCAAGTTATCACCTAGTCCTACACCAATTTTTGTGAATATATTGATCGTTATATTACCAATTTGGGAGTTTTTTGAATCAGATGTACCTCCAAGTGTTAGATATTCACCAGATCCAAAATTTACTAAACACTGAACAAAACTAGTTTCACTGGTTGGAGTAAATGGTTCGTTTGCAAAAATTGTTGTTATTGCAGGAGAACTTGCCATTTCAGTTGCAAGTCTAGCCTCTATTGTTTGACGAATTGTATTTAGATCAAGTGCAGCCATTAATTTTTAGATTTTAGTTTTTTAATAAACTTAACAGTTTCTGCAACTTGTAGATTCGGCCATCCTTTTTCATTTCCTGATTTTTCTTTTACTGGATATCCTTTGCCCCAGCTTGGAGGTGTATTTGTGCCATAACAAACTGCCTCTGCATACGGTAATGGATTTATCAAAGTATATGTGTTGCCTCTTTTTTCTTTAGAATAATTTATTTTTTGTATTGGTATTTTGACAGATTTTTGATTTGTATGAGGTCCAGTAATGATTGGTGCTTTTTTGCTATTCTGTGCAACTTGCCAATTACCTCTAAATCTACCAGTATCAACAGGTGATGCTTGTTTCAATCTAAAATCTAAGTTTAATACAGCCAGACGTATAACTTCGTCATATTCCTCTCCAAAAAATTTACCGATCTCATTGATTTTAATTTTTTTTGTCATTTTCTTAAAAACAATGTGAATGTTACAGCAATATTATTTTGTTCTTCTTTTTGCACTCTCAAAACTTGAAATACTTGACTTGATATGACAACTTTGTCTGTAGTTGTTGGTGTAAAAGAGAGATCAGATGCAGCTATTGTTAGTCTTTGATCTGTATCCTGTATTAGATCGTTTTCCTCTCTTTGGTTTACCTGTTCTAAAAATCCTTTGACAGTAGTGTCAGATGTTGTCTCACTGATCGTACCTGTAGCGGTGTCATAAGAGCCTGTTGTAATTCTTCTTATCGTCACATCCCCACCCAGTTTTTTTAACGCTTTTGAAGCAGCTTTTCTTAAGGCAGAGGATATAGACATTACAATGAATAAGCGATTACAGTTCCGCTATCTAGTTTTACGCTTGTAATAACACCACATATTTCAGCAGTAGATTTAAATTGCAAAGCTGTTAAATCACCAGTAACATTTTCAGCAACCAAAGTATTAATCACTGAATCTTGCAATGCTACAACTTTTCCAAACCTTCCAGTATGGGCTGCTGTATCATTGATTATTTTTGCTGCTGGATAGTCGTAGCCATAGCCCATCATTAAGACCTCTTGATAGATAAATTGCCAGCACCACCTATTTTGATGCCAGTTAAATAACGTTCAACCATTGGTGGAATGCGATCAGCACCAACAGCCCCATAAAAGTTAGGTGTAACATTTAGCCCACCTATAGAAAGATTGTTGAAATCTTCCAATCCACTCAATCCTAAACCATCTCTGTTGTTATTCAAGTAAACAGCTAATACAACTTGTGCATTTCTTACACGATCAGGTATTTCTGTATCTGTGTAATAATCAGCAACAATTCTATTTGGGAAACTAAGTCCATAAAGATTTGTATAGGTATCAGGTTTTCTAACACCCGATCTAGGCCATTCAAGAGCCTGAGTATCAGAAACACGAGCACCTAAAAATCTAAATCTGTCTATTCTCTGTGCAGCTGTAAATAATGCTCTGTTTTTATTATCAGTATTAGAACCATCCCATGCTGATACGTCATCATCAACAATTAGTCCTTCGATAATAGAGTTTGCATCTGAAAGAGTTATATAACTATTTGCAGAAGCACCACCAACAGTAGCATCAATACTAATCGCCATTTTGAGAAACTTTTATAACTTTTTTTGTTTTAGTTTTAGGTTTTGGTTTTGTTTTAGAATGAGCAAGTGAAGCTGCCTTTGCAGCAGCCTCATTTTGCTCTCTCATTCGCCTAAAAGCAATAATGCTCATTAGCTAGACGCACCTTTTAATGCAACAAAATTAATAACAATTGCTTCACTCAAAGAACCGCCAGAAACATTAGAAACAGTGATTTTGAATGAACCATCTGCAATTCCGTTTGCACTGACGATATATGCACCAGCTGTACCAGCTGATCCATGGCAAGCAACAACAACATCAGTACTAGCAACTTTAGTGTTGGTAACTGTGAAAGATACCTCTGCTGCATCTGCTAATGCTGCGTTGTTCATTGTGATCTGACCTGACTCTGTACTTAGAGTTACGGCAGTTGATTTGTTTGTGGCCTGAGTTACAGTTCCACCAGTTGTTGGTCCAACTAAAGAACCAGCAGTTACTTCAAATAATGATGGCATAATTAATCCTGATTAGATACGTTAGTTGCACGAACAATACCGATGTTCTTTGTCTCGTAAACTTTCGACCATGAAGCTACTGTTTCAAGAACTGTTCTTGTTGGGTTAACAGTTGTTACTGCATACTTCAAACCAACTGGATGGTAGATGTAATGTAGATCAACTGCTAAAGCATCCTCTAATGCAAGAATGTCACGATCAGTTGCAATTCTTTGTGGTGCTTGCTCACCAGTAACTACGGCTCCTGATGTAAAGAAGAATGTAGAATACTCTGTAGAAGAACCAGAACCAGTAGTGGGAACGTCATCAGAAACGATAACATTGAGACCCATAAACTGCCCGAATGTAGGCTGATCAAATGCTCTTGCTGTACTACCTGATGCTGCTGCTGTATCTGGTGCTCCTGTATTGTCGTAAATCCGATCAATAGCATTTCTTTCTACTAAGTCGTAGTACACTTTTGAATGCATACAAATAGAAGTTAACTTATCGCCTTGATCTCCTAAAAGAGATTGTGCTTTTGCAACGTGTCTAGGACTCAAAGTTGTTGGAGAATCACCAGATTCTGAGTCGATTGTTAAATCAAATAACGCTGAACTTGAATCATTTGCATTAATAGAACCGAATGCACCTGTTAAACAAGAGAATAAATCTTTCTGCTTTTGGTTGTTGATATAGTCAGCAAGTTTGTTGGCAATCGCAGCTTGTGGATCACCGCCAGCACCAGCAGCTAAAGCAGTTAAATCTCTAGAAGAGAATGCACGACCACGATGAAGCACTACTCCAATCTGGTTATCCGCAGTAATTTTTCCGGGTGTAAGTGAAGTGCTATCTGTAAGAACTTCAAAATCACCAGTTAAATTTGCTTTGTAAAAAGGGATCTTCACGAAATCCCCACCTCTATCGGCTGAGAGGTTTAATTCTTGTAAAGGCTGTACGACTCCACTTTGAAGGAAACTATCACGAACTGTTGTAGCTTCAATCAAATATGGCGTAAACAGCTCTGGAACAATAATGTCGCTCCTTGTGGTAGCCATAATCTAATAATGTTGAAAAAAATATTGCGGGCACTACCCTAGCTTGGCACTACCAAGTTAAACCTATATTAACCACTAATTTGATTTTTTAACAATTCATATTTATTTCTGTCAGTTCTATATAACCTACTTTGTTCAGTTAGATTAAAAGATTCTGGTGCAAATGGATTTTTTTCACCTGCAACACTTTCTACTGTAGTTGTTTTAGCAGATGGTGCACCACCTCCTTGTGGTCTTGGATGTTTTTGTACCCAATTAGGTAAATTCTGCTGTGCCCATTGTTTCACAGGTGTTCGATTGTAACCATCAACAACCACCACAGTTCCATCACTTTCTCTTGCAAGTTGATCTTTTTTCAACCGACCAAGAGCATATTGTGGGTCATGTACTACGTCAGCAAGTGCTGATACAGCTGGTGCTTCAATCTCTAATTCACGTTGTCGTAACTCAAGTTCTTGAATCCTTCGATTTTTTTGCTCTTCTGCATCTCTATACTGTTGAGCTAGTTTTTCTCTTGCCTCATCGTATTTGCCTTTAGCTTCTAAATCTTCCTGTTCTTTTTTTCTTTTGAACTCTATCAGTTCATTAACATCAACATCCTGTGGTACAGCTTTTGCTCTCTCAGTTGCATTTTTGTAATCTGCAAGCAATTCTGCATTTTTTTTCCTCATCGCTTCAACCTCTGCTTTCATTGCATCGAACTCAGATTGTGAGGGGTTTGGGCGTTGTAATTCTTCAGCCATAAATAAGCGGTATTGTAATGAATATTAATATACTAGCTCCATTTTACTTTGTCAGCCCAATAAGCTGCACTAGTTGGACCTCTTTTGATATATTTACGAAATCTTGCTTTGAATGCAGCTCTAGTTTTTTTATCTTCTTTTGACTCACCTTTTCTTACTGGTTTATTATCTGCACCCTGCATACCAAATCTTATGAGTCTAAGTTTACCTTTTTCACGAATAACAACAGCATGAGACTTACCACTCTTATGACCTCTAGTTTCTATCGGTTTATTAACACCATCAAATATATGCCCACCCTTCTTAATCTTCATTTACCTTTTCTCCGCATTGCAAGATTATGTGCTCGTCTAAAACTCATTCCTTCTCTCATCTTTCGTTTCATATAATCCATATGACCCTTTGTATGATGGGCTGAATGTTCTTTCAGTTTGTTTTTTTGTCTAGTAGATAGCTTCATTTTTTTCTTTTTTTCTTTGGATTTTTTAATCTATTTTCATGTATATCAATATCAGCTTTTCTTGCACCACCTTTACCACTAACAAAACTAGAAACACGACCCATAGACCAAGCACCAACAGAAACATTCCTAGAACCAGAACTAAGATATGCAGCAACACCTCTGGAATAGACTTTGTTTAAATCACCAGTAGTGTAAATACTATTCGCTGCCTTTTTTCTAATAATTGCAGCTTTAGTACTTTCACCAGCTGATTTACTTTTTTTTACGCTTTTTCTTTTTTTTGGTGCCATCTTGAGAGACTCGGAATTGAGAAACAGCTTTTAGGTCAATCTTTTCACCACGTCTATAGGCTGCTGCTGTTTTTTTAATTTCGGCAGCCTTTGCAGCTTTGTTTTTAGCCCCAGAAAGATAAACTTTCGGAAGTCCTGTTTTTTTATCTTTTGGTTGTCGCCTAAACTTTCTTGTCACTTTTTTTTGATTTAGTTTTTGAAGCTTTTGGTTTTACTTCAGCTTTAGGCTTTGGCTCATCGTATGTTTGAACTTTGAAAGTATAACCCACTATTTTTTACCTCCTTTTTTTACCTTTTTCTTCTTTTTTTTCTTCATGCCACCAGAATGATACATAGTTTTAGAGAGAACTACTAATACTATACCTTTTTTCTTTTTTTCCGTCTTGTTTTCTTTTTTCTGCCTTCTGATTCAGATAATGCAATAGCTACTGCCTGTCGATAGGGTTTGCCCTCTCGTATTAACATTTGTATATTTTTAGAAATGATCTCTTTTGAAGATCCACGTTTAAGTGGCATTGTTCAACCTTCCTAACTCTTCTAAGGTTAGCTCAGATCCATCAGATCGTACAAACTCTCTAAGAACTGTTGTTGGATCTTTTTTTCTTAACTGAGACCTATATATGACACCTTTCTTTTTACCAAATACTTCATCTTGTATTTCAGATGGCTGTTTACTAAGCCATGATGCATAGTTTTCATTAGCTGGAACCATTTTACCTTTTTGTGCTAATCCTGTTTTTGATGGTCTCTGTGCACCTTCTTCAAAATCTTCTTTAGTCACACCAAATTGTTTCAAGAATGATTCTTTTACCAGAGGTACAGTTGTAGATCGACAATTAAAATGCTGTGGTGGTGTTGGTCCCTTACCGTATGTAAATACCTGTCCATCAAGCCTAGAACAAATAGGAGAAGTTCTTGTATCTAGTGTTGCTACATATCTATAGCGATCAGTAATATCAGAGTTATTTCTATAAACAGCAATAGCAGCTGAGTTAGACACTTGATTGATGCTAGTACGAACGATTGTTTCTATTTGATTATTAGCTAGTTTTGTTGCTACTCCACCTTTTTGTTTGATAGATGCCAATGTTCCTACCTCTTCGAAATCTAATCTACCTCTAAGTTCTCTTGATATTTCTTGTGTAGTACGACCAATAAGCAAACCATTATTTACTGTTTTTGATAATAATTCATGTTGTGATGCAGCAATACGTCTAAAAGATGTTTGTACTGTTGCACCATTAGGCAAAGTAATAATTGCACCTTCTTTAGCAGTTAGTGAAAACTTAGGCTCAATTCCAGTTCGTGTTGCTTGTAATTCTTCTGGCAATGTAAAAACATTAACTCTAGCTGGATCTGTTGTTACTACGCTTTGTGCGAATTGTGGACTGATCTCAACTGTTCTTACTGCTGATTTCATTTCATCAGATGGTAATACTTTTTTAAGCTGTTCTTGTATAAAATCTGATTGCAAAGCTGCTAATCCTTGCAGTTCATCTTTTGTAACATTTGTCGCATCAATAGCCCAAGTACCGAGACTTTCTTCTAATTGTCTAAGTATTGTTGATATTCTTAGTTGCCTCGCTGCGGTCAGTTCAATATCAGTATTTCGCAGCTCATTTGTTAGTTCAACAATAATGTCGTTATATCTATTGATTAATTTTTTTGATACAGATGTTTGATACCTGTTCAGATTTATTGCATTTCTGTATAAAGATTCTGGTACAGCTTGATCTTCTATAGCCATTCATCATTCAGCTTGATCTGGTGGATTCATATCTACAAGGCCACCTGATGCAGTGCTCTCAAGTTCTTCTTCTATATCAAAATCATCTCCTAATACTTCTCCCTCAGTAAGTTGTGATAACAATGTTTTCTGTGTTATCTCATTTTGTGCTCTTAGCTGTATCAATGCCTGTACATCTTGTGGATCTAGTCTAGATGCTAAGAAGTCTCTATTTACAAAACTGCTACCAGCAGTTGGTTCATTAAGATATTGTGCATGAAACTTGAGGCAGTTATCTATCAAATCTTGCATCTGTTGTGCTATTACTTGCATGGTGCTATCACCCTGACTTCTATCTATTCTTTTTGCTTCTGCTGTTTCTGCTGATAACTTCTGTCCTAATACAGCTGCAAGTCCTAATTCGTTAATTTGTTTCTCTAGTTGATCTAACCTACGAAACTGAGCATCAAAACTTCTACCCTCTGGTTCTATATATTCAATCCTACTTTCTTGTGGCAATGATAATGCTTCACTTGGACCAGCAGATACTTCTTCAGCAGCAGCGGGAAAGCCAAACATTGCAAGCATAGGTACTGCTGATATATGAAGCTGGTTTGCGAGATCACTAAGGGTTTGATATGCAATAAGATTTAGCTCTGCAATATCTGCCATCGGTGGTCTAGATTCTAAATATCCGACTCTGTTTGAATATGCAATAGCAAATGGTATTGATTCTGTTGACATAACACCTTCTTCATACAATACAAAATCACTCTTATTGTTTTTTCTATGAAGTTCATATCTACCTCTTTCTAATACCCTGACTTGCTCTATTGTTTTTTCACCATATTTGCCATCAGGTACTACTACCTTTTCCATCAATCGCAGCTGAGATAATACACGTTGTCCATCTACAATCTCTGTTCTCCATCCTAGTATTTCTCTTGGAGTATACGTAACCCAATATGGTCTAATACTATTTCCCTCTTTTGGTGCATCAACTAATACTCCTACATGACCATATCTAATAGCTTTTCGTGCAGTCTCATAAGTCCAAATATTGAGATCATTACCCTCTAAATCTACATCGAATAAATCCTCACGAATCGAGTCAGGTACATCAGTTAGTCGTACTGGTTTTCTAGTGAGCATACCAGCAAGCATTCTCTCTAGTCTCAAAAAGTATGGAGGACAAACAGACCTAGCTAATCTAATGTCATAGGAATCATCTTGTTCTCTAGGCTCTTGTGGTAGATATTTTCTATGTTCTGATCTGATCTTAAATGTACCTTGTACTAAGTCCTCTATCAAACCCCAATGGGGCAACATATTAAAAAAAGCTGCATTAGGGCTGTCTACATCAGTAACTTTTCTAGATACTGGATTGTTATAAATGGCGTAGCTGCTGTAAGACACTTTTTTACCTCATAATACCATTTGTTTAGTAAATTCTAACCCCTGTTCCACGACCAGCCCGCATATGCAGTGGATTAAATTCACGCCATACCAGATACCCAAGAGCATCATTAATATGATCATAGCCAGAATCTTTATCTGGATCTCCTTTTTCAGTATAAGATTGCAACTCTAAACATTCAATTAAGCGTTTGCAATGGGGGCTGATTTGTAGTCTAATCTCCCCTTTGCCATTCTCGAGTAATGCTTGTACTGACGATACCCTATCCCTGACAGGAGGATTACTGCGGGGAGACATATTTTTAAAACCATAGTTAGTGAGAATATTTATGTCAGTTAAAGTTGCATTAGTAGAACGATTCCCACCAGAGGAGTCAGGATATACACAAATAGTTCTTTGTGGGTATCTGCGTAATATCTCCTGTGCTAATGCATCTGTATCATGACATTTGTGTATTTCGTCTATTATGACTAACTTCGTACCGATACGCACCCCCATTACAGCAGACATATTACCAATATTAAAGTCGATACCAACTCTTAGTATCTCATCACTAGTATCCAATACTATGGTAGATACATGCTTCTTACGATCGAATCTATCATATACTTGACCAGTGTTAAGATTTACAAAGCTGCCTTCTAAATATGCCTGTAGCAAAGATGGATCATAGTTTGCTTGCATACGCTCTATAAAATCATCTGGTAAATGTGGATTATCTCTTGTTCTCATGCGTATCAGCTTCCGATCTTCTCTGCTTTGTGCACTGTCTGACCCAAATGTATTCCACATCCATCTAAAACCCTCTGGTGTGCTTGCAGCTCCGAATTGTCTAACATTACCAGATCTAAGCCTACCTAATATCTTTGGAAATGCTCTATCGCAAACAGTAGGACTCACTGTATCTATTTCATCTGCTAATACGAAGGCCAGATTTAGACCGATAATACGACTCCAATTCTCAAAGGATCGACATAGTATCTTAGTATCACCCATTGGTAGATGCAATATGTATTCTGGTAATGGTGATGCTCTATAGGAATACGGAATCTCATAATTCTCTAAGAACTGTTCAAAGTCAGCTTGCCATATATCTCTAATCAAACTGCCTGTTGGTTCCATTACAGCACCAGTAAAACCTGCATTCATCACTGCTAGTTGAACAGCTTTAGCACATAAACTTCTTGTTTTACCAGCACCGTATCCAGCAGATAATCCAATTATCTCTGTCTCTGTATCGTTTACGAATGCTTTTTGTTTGGGGTGTAAATCATCTATTATCCTATTCATTAGTTTCTCTGTATCGAGATCTAATCCACCAGTACCAAAGACATCTAAAACACTACCTTCGTTGTCTAGTACTGTCATGTTCCGAATATCTTTCCTACCTTCGCCATTGAGTTAATACAGCCCAGAGCAACATTTAAATTTTTATCATTTCTTGCTTGTTTTTGCAGTGATGCAAGCTGTGATAAAATCTCTGCGGTAAATTGCTTCCTATCAATATCAAAATCTTTCTCTAAAAGCTTTCTAGCATCTTGAATATACTGATCTGAATGCCTTGTTTTCATCCCCCATTCATTTGCGGTATATTGCAATATATCTGACCTAGTTGCACCCTGACTTAAGAGTTTCGCAACTCTCCTAACTCTATGATCTACTTCTGCTTTAGTTGACTTTCTTTTTGTCATCAAGTGAATGAAATGAATCTAGTGCATACCAAACATGAGAATTTCTATAACCATCCTGATATGTAGGAATTATAGGTGTAACTCCATGTCTATTTCTCCATGCTGGATAAACCAATAATGAGTTATCGGTTTGATCGAATGTAGCATTAAAATCTGGAACATGTAGATTACCTCCTTTACTATTCCTTCTTTTAGTAATTATCATATTTATAGCACCTTTTACATTTGCATGATCTTGATGGATAGGTGCGGATATATTGCAGTTGGAAATAGTAGAAGTAAAATTGTTGGCAAATCTCCATCTTTCCGGCACTCTTTCATCTATCTTTGACAAGTGATGACTAGCAACATCAGGTATATATTTTTTTACCAGCTCAAAACATTTTATTCCCGCACCATACATTGCTTTCACAAAAGTATTGGCTGTTTTTTTACCATGCACACTAGATCTAGATGGATATGCTCTACCTAGATGTGGTTTGATAGGAATACTGCCTAGGATAGTGGAATATTGTTTTACCGCAGATACAGTTCTCAACATATCTGATTTAGGTACACGTTTACTTTTTAATTCTAGATCAGCAATATTAACCAAAGTATTAAGATCATCTGGTAATTTTTTTATGAATAGCCCAACTTGTGTGCCATCAGTATCAACCAGAATACAATCATCAAATATGTTTGGCTCTATATCTGATACATCATCACCAATCTTTAATGGTGATTTTGCTGGTACTAACTCAAGTTTTGGTAGATTCATTTCCTAAAGCAAAATACATTCGTACATGCTGGAAACCATGAAGGCTGCCATAATGTCTCATTTTTTGTGTCATAACAAATAGTTTTCCATTGAGCCTCTATACGATAGTTTTGTTTTTGATTATCAAGTACATCCCAAAGTCTAGGCAATGAAGGATCAATATCAAAACTCCATTCGTATACAAGTTTGTCAAATCTAGACTTTGTATTCTCTAGTATCACCATCTCTGCACCTTCTATATCCATCTTGCAATTTGTACATACTTTTGCTTCATCATCAAAGTTTAGACATGGAACTTTAATACCTTTATCATTCCATTGCTTTACTATCGAATTTCGCCATACATTGTTATTGTTGCCTATATAAAGCACTGATTGCTTTCTATTATCGTGCACTAATGCAGCTTGTTTGATCACTGCACTATCTGTATAACCATTGAGTTTCAGGTTTTTGCTTATCAAATCACAGTTATAAGGATCTGGTTCATATATGGTAACTGTTGCACCTTTCGATATTGCCTGTAATGCAAATGCTCCAACATTACCTCCGGCATCCATCCAATGTTCATCTTTTTCAATAGTCAAACCTTTTTTTAGATATGTTTTTCTGCCTATAACTTCTTCAAAGGCTTTTAGATCAGAGAACCCTTCACGATGATAAAACTTGATTCCATCAATCTCTCCTATTTTTAATTTCATTCTGCAATACTCTCTAATAGTTCTATCAGCTTCATACCAACATAAACACCCCGCTTTCTAGCATCAGATATAAGTTGTCTAGCATGTTCATAATCTTCTGGTTTGAACTCTAGTAATATTCCTCTATAAACATTACTTGCCAATGATTCATTTGGATCATCTATATCATCAAGCAATCCATAATCTGGTTCCTCTGCAAATGTTGGTAGATCATCACCCCAGCCAAGAACAGACAAATCAAAACCATTATCTAGTAGATTACCTAGTTCGATCTGTAGTAAATCATCATCCCAAGATGAATTTAGAGCCAGTTGGTTATCAGCAATAATGTAAGCTTTACGCTGTTCTTCTGTTAGATGAGATAGTGTAATAGTTGGTATCAAATCTATGTTAAGCCTTTCTGCTGCAATGAGTCTGCCATGACCAGCTATAACATTTTTATCATCATCTATAAGTACAGGATTAGTAAAACCAAATTCTTTTAAAGAGTTTATTAGACGTTCAATTTGAACATCATTATGCAATCTAGGGTTATTTTTGTAAGGTTTTAGCTCCTTTAGAGGTACTTTTGTGATTGTTTGCGGTGTTTTGATCGGGAGTGTAGACATGATGAGCGGAATTAATACTTGCTTGAATGGATTTTATGTCATCCATTAGTAAATGATAATGTTTATTAGATAAAGGGTCACTATCGTCAACAGCATTATCAGTGATAGCTGCTGCAACTTCTTTAGTAAGATCTAATAGCATCCTTAGTTTTAAATATACAGGAAGTTGTTTATCTGAGAGTTTTGAGTAGTCCTTGTGCATTTTTTAATTTTTTTTTGGTTTCAGCTATAGGGTCAACAATATCAGTTTTTTCTCCTTTGATTCTTGCAAGATTTATTTTCATCATCATCTTTTCAGTATGTTCCCATGAAAGTTTACGTTGATTATGAATATCTCTAATGAAATCTTTTTTTACATCAATTCCTTGTTTGTTAGGAATCTCATTTGTACTCAGCCTGTAACCAGTTTTTTGTATTGTACCATCATCTTTATATACTGGGTATGCTGCATCACACCAACAGATAATGGCCAGATCAGAACCATTAATTTTTACACCATCCTGTATATCGTAATCAGGGATGTAGTTGTTGATAAGACCATCACTATTATGAACTATGCCGGAATCGTTACAAGCATGACAGTTATAAGATGGTGCTCTAAAGGTTATTTCCCTATCAGGTTTAAACCTTTTATGATAATTTTTCATTGCGGGGATTAGAAAGGTAAGTCGTTATTTTTACGACTGTTATTTAATTGTGACACAGAATCTATTTTTGTCTCTGGAAAGTATGCTTCATATTTACCATCTCTCAACCATCTGAAACAGTCTGGAAATGTTGTAGCAAAGCCTCCATCTTTTTCTATCTTCTGTTGTTCTTGGATAGCAGTAATCAGTGCACCTAGCAAACCATCTTTCATTTTTGGTTCAATTTTTTGATATTGTTCCCATGCAAGTTTTTTTGATTGGCTAGATGCACGTTTTTTTATTTTCAAGTATTTGTTCCAAAAAATATTAAATTCTTCCGAATACTCATTTGTTTTAGTTAATTGTTTTAGTTTTACTTGTTTTAGTTTGGGTACATCTCGTGTACCACCCCTAGTACGCTTGGTGAACTGGGGTAGTGCGTCTGGTGTACTAGTGCGTGTCATGTACCCCGCTTCATAACTAGGATCTGACACTTCTGGATGGGGGGTAGTGCGTGACATTGACCCCGCATCAGGATTGGGAACTTTACATTCATGCCAAACTGTTACCCTATAGGTATTAGTTTTATTTCCATGTTCATCAAATCTTGTTTCTTTTTGCAGCCATCCTTTACTGCATAATTGTTCAACAACAAGAATAACTTTTGTTCTTGACATGCCAGCATCTTTTGCAAGAGTTGCATAACTGGGGTAAATATTAGGGTAATAACTTTGCATTACCCATAGCACTGTTAGTTGATAAGGATCTATCTTGCCTTTTAGGGCTGTAGGTAACGATACGAATGGTGTATTCTGTGGTATAAAACTCATTGTATGGATCTTACTCTTTCTATTGACGATGTAATGCCTGCCCCTCAAGGCAGTAAAACTTATATTGGGAGAGGCAGATTAATAGAATCCTGCAAGCGTGTAAAACCATATCGAAAAGCTGTAGTGAAAGCGGGTAAATTGAAAGTCAAAGACTTGATTAGTGAGCCGATAGAGATAAATTTAGAATTTAAATTTTCTAGACCGAAAGCCCATTTTGACGCATATGGCCAGATTCGCAAATCTGCACCAATTTTTTTAACCACCAAAAGAGGTGATATTGATAAGCTATGTCGTTCTACTCTAGATGGCCTTACTTCGTCAGTGATTGTTGATGATTCACAAGTAGTAAAACTTAATGCTTATAAAAGATATTGTGAAGTAGGAGAGAGAACTGGTACTAATATTTATATCAAAACTTTATAGATTAGCCAAGAGGTCGATCACTTCCCCGCTTTGGAGTGCCCTGCCTTTCCCACGTGTTGCTCTGGGTTTTTTATGGCTTTCAGACTTGCTTGCTACACCTGTTCACAAGGGTCATCAGGATTCTCGGCTATCTATATCATAATTCAAAAAAAAAGGACATCTAGTTAAAGATGCCCAATTTGTCGTTTTCGCAAAGCTCACTACAGCTTCAATTCAATTATACCTGAGGACTAGTTGTAACGCTTATCAAACTCTTGTAATTCTTTGTCAGTAAAATCCCTAATTAGCATTTGGCTAACTTTATCAACTTGATAATTGTGTTTTAGAATTGATGTTCTGATATGCTCACTAATCCATGCTTTAGTGTTGCTAACTATCTGTGCTTTGTTTCTTTCATTGAAAAAAACATAGTGTTCTTCACCTCTAAGGGTGACATCTATTAGAATTTTTTCTAGTTTTTTGATTTTTAGCTCCCGCAGCTTATCTAACTTAAATTTAGATTTGCCTTTGTTTTTATTCGATGTCATATTTTATCTTGAAAACAGGCTTTAAATTGCTTTCCTATTTTATCCCAATTTACTCTAAGAGTTTCACTGCTGACTTGTGTTTTGGGAATTGACCTATCATCCATACTAGAAATGTAATAATTGTCAAAAAAATCTTCCCAATTGATCATTAATTCGCTATGCCAAACTACAGGATGCATTGGGATTTCTTTGTATTTAAATATTTCTTTGGGTATTAGACAGATAGATAAGCGATCTATTATAGGGTCAAATCCAATGGTCGTAATATAAAAAATTTTTTTATCAAAGGGTCTGCAAACTCTTTTACCCATCAGGTCATCAAACCCGATAAACATATTTGATTTTTCCACTAAACCTTCTCCGCTTCTTCTAGTTTGCCTTCTATTCTTCTGCATAGGTCACAAGCCTGTCTCCATTCTTTTTCTAGCTTTCTCTTTTTCAGTGCATTAGATTCACATACATAAAGATGGCATAATTTTTCTCTTTTTTTACAGGCATCCATATACCTAAGTTCTAGATCAGCAAGATTGAATCTAACCACATCTAGATTAGGTCTAACTGCAGTATCAGGTATTGTGACAGCTATGTTAAGCTGCCTACAACCTGTTGGCTCTACCATAGATTGTTTTACATCTATTGGAAATGGACATTCTGAGATCCATTTATTTAGTCTGTCGTTTGTAAAATCAAGTCGCATTTTAGTTCTCCTTAGTGTTGCGTTCTACTATCTCAAGTGGCAAGAAATCCTCTAGATCAATCTCTTGAACATTATCTCCATCTAGTGTGATATGAAAATCTAGATCAAACTTATGGGCAAGTTTTTCTAACATCTTGGCTAGTTCTAAAATGATACCTCGTACATGATCGTTGCACCAGCCCCATTCATAACCATTTTTTTTGGTAGTGTTTTCTACAAGCTGAAATCCTTTTTTCAAAGATAATGCTCTAGATGGAAAGACTCTTTGAAATCTTTTAGCCTTGTCTATATCTGTGACAAGATGTCTGTTTTCTTTTAACAAATCCATGGTTGTATCCATTGTGTAAGTGATGCTTTTGCTAGTTTTAATTTATTTCTTAGATCTTGAGGAACTGGCATTGACTCAGCCTCAAGTTCCTCGATAGTGTTTGAATAGTAGTTGACTTGCTCTTGCCAGTACCAAACATTAGCTTTTGATAATTTGTTTCTTGTAAGGTTTTTCATTAGACAGCCTCCGCTTTTTTTGTGTAATCACCACCAGCAACTACCCATCTACAAAACTCCTCAGTGAATGAATAGAGATATTGACCTCTATTAAAAACATTCATATCAGCATAAGCCTCAATAACTTCAACAATTTTTTTCTCAAGTAAACTGCTAAGTAAACCTTTTGCCTGCATGATTGGCATACCAGCTTCAGTTAGATCAATAAAATCAAAATATACAAATGCTGGGTCTAGGCCATTGCCCCAACCATGCCATTCGTTTTTATCAATATGAGCAACGTTCAAAAACTGTTGCTCTTTTTCGGTCATGAAGTAATGAACCATTTTTTTTGCGGGGGATAAATGAACAGGGATCTCGCCCATACCTTAATTATGATACATTCCCCCACTATTGCCCAACAATTAAGGTCAGTTTACAAAGTGTCCTGTAGTGGGGTGCCGATATATTGGGTTGGGTCATAATAGGTTTATCGGTGTCGATAGCCGATTTTTTTATCCTCGCTTTTATTACAGTGACAAAAGAAAGAACAACTCAACTCCACTACGCTCTATCTAAGCGTTTCCAAGATCTTGATGAGATCAAGAAAATTGCTGAATATGGTTGCGCTTTGTATGGTGTACCAGATTTTATTCGTTCTAAAGAGATTCAAAATTTTTATTTAGAACATCAATCAGACATATCTAACAAAATGAAAGAACTAGGTTTTACTCTTAAGGATGCTCCAAGAGCTATCAAAGAGTTTGATCTTAGGTCAGCCATTCAGTTTGCAGTTTGGACATGTGTTGAAGAGCATTGCAAGGCAGCTCTCGTAGATATCGAGAGTGGACCAATTTATGTATTCGGTACAGAAGGTTTATCATGAACAACGAATCTTATTATCAGAGGAAGCAAGCCTTCCTCAATTCCGATCCTGAGTTTGTACAGCTAAAGGAACAAAGATCTGATCTTTACAAAATCATTAGAAAACAAAAAGGTAAAGCATCTACTGAAATTTTTGGTATAGCAAAGACTATGAGAGCTGTTGATGCCTGTATGTCTTTTGCGATGGAATCTGAAAACTCTGGTGAAAACGACCAAGAGACACAAGATGCGATCTTGAACAGATTTACAGGTGAATGCTCTGAATGTTGGACTAGTACATGGCATAGTAGTGCAGATCATCTTATTCAATCTGCCATAGACAAATGCACAGATGTCGCTGGTATCAACATTGATATTAAAAGACTAAATAAAGAAGCAGATGATCTTTCTGATCTGATAGAA